TGGTCAGATGAAACGCTGCTCAACCGCATCAATCAGGCTATGGAGGCCGCATCATGGGATACAGCAAGCGCCAGTTCGTGAACGCTGCCTTTGAGGAAATAGGTCTTGCCTCTTATGTGTTCGACCTTGGCCCAGAGCAAATGCAATCGGCATTGCGTAGGCTGGATGCAATGATGGCCGACTGGAACGCCAAGGGTATCCGCCTGGCCTACCCACTGCCATCAAGCCCACAAGATAGCAGCCTTGATGAACAGACCAACGTACCAGATTCAGCAAATGAAGCCATCATTTGCAGCCTTGGGATAAGACTTGCTCCAAGCTACGGCAAGCAAGTGATGATTGAGACAAAAACCACAGCCAAGCAAGGGTATGACATCTTGCTTCAGCGTGCGACATTCCCGCTTGAGAAGCAACTGCCAGCAACAACACCTGCTGGCGCTGGTAATAAGCCATGGCGTATATACGACAATCCGTTTGTGCGGCCACCGTATGACCCCATTGATGCTGGTCCTGATGGGCCGATCAATTTTTACTGAGGAACATCATGCCAACGATCAATCAACTATCGCCTGTCTCGCAAGTCACAGGAGGCGATCAAATACCAATTTTTGTCCCCAACAACGGGGATGCTCGCCGGATGTCTGTTTCTCAGCTCACGCAGTTTATTGAGGACAATGGCACACCAAATGCCGAAAACGTAGTTTATTCACCCCCATTTATAGGGGCTGCACAAACAAACGTCGAAGCCAAGCTGGCACAGTTGGTAAGCGTCAAGGACTTTGGCGCAGTGGGTAACGGGGTAACTAACGACACGGCGGCTTTTAATTTGGCTATTGCTGCGTGTTCCACAGGTCAAAGCATTTACGTTCCCGCTGGAAATTACATCGTCACCGCTGCAAGCCTTGTCTATGGGACAAAGGTTATTTCATTTAACTGCGCTCCGGGGGCGTTGATTAATGGCGGCGCTAGTACGGAAGGATTTATTACCGCTGGTGAGTATGGAAACATGGCTATTTTTGGCCCACATGCTCCGGCGCTTGGGTTTAACTACAACAAACTTGTAGTCAATGACGCATACCCTAGTGCTGGAAGTGTTGCGGGTAAGGTCGATGCAATAAACGTTGTCATGGTTGTTGGCGGCGCAAACGCTAAAGGTGGCCGCCACGCTATTGAAGCAACTATGCTTTTAAACCAAGCCACTTCACCTTCAAATTTTGATCGCAATTATGTTGGTATTCAAGGTGTTGCTGTTGCATACGCTAACGATAATGGAACTGCTATTAGCCCTCAAGGTGCTGTTTTTGGTTTTAGCGCACTTGCCGTATTAGCTACCGCAGCCACACATTATTTAAATTTAACTGGCGGCGAAGTAAACGTAGGCGCCAGAACAGGTACAAGCGTAACTTATAAATCAGGACTGCAAATTTGTGCAACGCCGGATGACGCAGTAAAAGGTACTGTTCATGATGTATCACTTTCGTTGTCTAACCAAGCTGGTGCTATTGGGTTTGATTATGGTTTAATGTTTAGTGCCGCAAATGGGGCACACCCAGTTTCTACTACGGGGACACTAATCGGTACAAAAGGTGCTGCAACTGTTGCCAAAGGGATTGATCTCTCATCATACGATATCACTGGCTCAAGTTTTAAAGCCACAAACGTGGACATTAATATTGGTGGCATTGAGATAGGTTCTACTAGCGCCGTCACCACACCTGCTTTAGATTTTCATTCTTCTGGAAACAATATTGATTACGACTCCCGTATTATAGGAACTGGTGGTACTGGAACCATTGGGCAGGGAGCCTTAACTTTTCAAGCGCAACTTTGCATTTTTCCAACATCACGTATTAATGCAACAACCGTTTCGGGTTTGCTTTCAGCATCTGGTGTGGGTGCGGGTGGGCGTGCTACGGTTACCGATGCAACAGTTACTTTAGCTGCTGGCATTGGTACTGTTGTAGTTGGTGGAGGTGCAAACACTGTCCCTGTATTCAGCGATGGCACAAACTGGAGAATTGCATGAAAACCTTTACCCTTAGATTCAACGAACAGCAACTTCAAGTCTTGAGTGCGGCTCTTATCGAGTTGCCGTTCAAGACCTCGGCCCCTATCATTCAGCACATCAATACCGAAATTCAAAAACAGTTTGACAAAGCTGTTGATGAAAAAGGCAGTGATTCTTAACGGGACACATTTTTATGGCCACCAAGTCATCTGTCAATGCGGCTGGCAACTACACCAAGCCAACCATGCGGAAGAACCTGTTTGAGAAAATCAAAGCAGGGACAAAGGGCGGTGACCCAGGCGAATGGTCGGCCCGTAAAAGTCAATTGTTAGCTGCTGCTTACAAAAAAGCCGGGGGCGGATATCGTGATTGAAGCTACTAAAACTTGCACAGACTGTGGCGAGACAAAGTTGTTATCTGGATTTCGGAGTCGTGGCGGAGATTTGGCGCATCTGTATAAAAGTCATTGCAATACGTGTTTATTCAAACGCCATCGTGATTGGGTTGAAAAAAACCAAGACAAAGTTGGCGAGTATCGTGAAAAGGACACATGGACATTAGCCAAGCGATGCGCTCGGCGCAACATAACACCAGAGGAGCTTGTTGATAGATATGAGCGCCAAGAATGTTGTTGCGCAATATGTAAAAAAGAAATCACAATAACAAATAGTGCGATTGACCACAATCATGCAACAGGCGAATTTCGTGGCGTGCTTTGCAAGCAATGCAATAGGGCGCTTGGTATGTTTGGAGACAGTCCTACAACGCTTAAAAATGCGATAGAGTATCTTGAGGCATTTGGGAATTACAGCGATGGCACTTAAACCTTCACAAAAATCGCTTAAGGAATGGTCAAGCCAATCCTGGCGCACCAAGTCCGGCAAGCCATCATCCGAGACAGGCGAGCGTTATCTGCCCGAGAAGGCTATCAAAGCCCTGTCATCGGCTGAGTATGCGGCGACCACCAAAGCCAAGCGTGAGGCCACTGCCAAGGGTGAGCAATTTGCAAAGCAGCCCAAGAAGGTTGCTGAAAAGATCAAGAGGTTCAGATGAAAGACTCTCGCCTGACCCGTGCTGGTGTTGAGTCATTCAACAAGCCCAAGCGCACGCCATCGCACCCAACCAAGTCGCATGTAGTCGTGGCCAAGTCTGGTGACCAGGTAAAGACTATTCGCTTTGGTCAGCAAGGTGTTAGTGGCAGCCCAAAGCGTGAGGGTGAGTCCAAAGCAGATCAGGCACGCAGAGAGTCATTCAAAGCACGCCATTCGCAAAACATTGCCAAAGGAAAAATGAGCGCCGCATACTGGGCAGATAAGGTGAAGTGGTAATGCAAATCCCTATCTTGAACGGCATCTACGCTGACTCCACCCCAGAACTGCGTACAGCGTATCCTGTGAATCTAATGCCTGTGCCAAAGGTCTCGGGCATCAGCAATGGGTTTCTACGCCCAGGTGATGGCATTGTTGCCAACGGCACTGGCCCAGGCATAGATCGTGGCGGCATCAACTGGAATGGTGATGTGTACAGGGTCATGGGAACAAAGCTGGTAGAGATCAGCAGCACTGGTGCAGTCACTATTCTTGGCGATGTCGGTAGCGGTGGGCTTGTGACCTTTGATTACAGCTTTGATGAGTTAGCTATTGCATCGGGCGGCAATCTTTATTTTTGGAATGGCACGACACTTACACCCGCAAATTACAACGTAGTAACGCCAACTTTGTTTATGAAAAGCATCATTGATTTCTGCTTCATAGATGGCAGATTTATGATTACAGATGGAGAAAGACTTTTTGTCACTGATATTGGCGATCCATTTACGGTGGGTGCGTTTGCCTTTGCAGAACCCATTGCCGACCCGGACCCAGTGACATCGTTGCTGCGTCTGCGTAATGAGGTCTACGCCATTAACAGATTCACGATGGAGGTCTACGACAACCTCGGAACTACTGCGCCGTTTCCATTCGGGGCGATCTCTGGCGCACAAGTGCAAAAAGGGTGCGTTGGCGTTCAGGCCTGCTGCATCTACCTTGACCAAATTGCATTCTTGGGTGGTGGGCGAAATGAAGCCCCAGGAATTTACACGGCAGCATCAGCGACAACTCAGAAGATCAGCACACAAGAAATTGACAACATCTTGCTGGACTACACAGAAGCGCAGTTGTCCCTGATAAAGATTGAGGCCAGAAACGACAAGAACCACGAACATCTGTATGTGCATCTACCTGACCAAACATTGGTCTATGACGCAACAGCATCACAGGCGCTGCAAATCCCTGTCTGGTTTATCTTGGTCAGCACCCTGTCTGGCATTGCTCAATATCGGGCTAGAAACATGGTCTGGGCATACGACAAATGGTTGGTGGGAGACCCACAATCAAGCAGCATCGGTTACCTGGTGCAGGATACGGGCCACCATTGGGGCCAGCAAGTTCGCTGGGAATTTGGCACGATCATTGCGTACAACGAAGGCAATGGTGCAATCTTCAACCGTCTTGAGTTGGTCAGCCTAACGGGTAGCGTTGCCCTTGGCAAGAACCCTCAGATCAGCACAAGCTACAGCATTGACGGCCTCGCATGGAGCCAAGACAGAAGCATCGCAGTCGGAACTACGGGCAACACCGCCAAGCGCCTTGCATGGTTTCAGCAGGGCCACATGAGGAATTGGCGCATCCAGCGTTTCCGTGGTGACAGCGATGCCCACATTTCCTTTGTTCGACTTGAAGCTCAAATCGAGCCACTGGCATACTGATGGCAATCTCTCGCAAACTTAACCTGACCCGCGACCAGCTTGCAGCGTTCTTGCCTGACCAAGAGCAGATCAAGCAGTTTGAATTGCTGTTTGCAACCCTCGATGCGATTGCGATTCAAAATGTAAGTGCCAACCAAGTCTATGCAGGGCCAACCAGTGGTGGGGCATCAACCCCAACATTCCGTCCGCTGGTTCAAGCAGACATTCCATCCCAGGCCCTTACCAGAACAAATGACACTAACGTCACCCTCACGTTGGGCGGCAACCCGTCTAATGCGCTATTGGCGGCTGTTTCTCTGACACTGGCTTGGGCCGGACAACTCGCTGTCAGTCGCGGCGGCACGGGTCAAAGTTCTTTCACTGACGGCCAGCTTCTGATCGGCAACAGCACAGGCAACACGCTGACCAAGGCCACACTCACACCCGGCGCAAATATCAACATCACCAACACTGCCGGAGCGATCACCATCGCAGTCAGCGGCCTCGGAACAATGGCGTTTCAGAACGTCGGCATCTCAGGCACGGCAGCACTAGCAAAGCTCACAACCCTTGGCACAGACGGGTCTTTGACCTTCGTCAATGGCATCATTACCGCATACGTTGCACCAACTTAAGGAGAAACAGCATGGACAAATTTATGATGATGCCTAAGGGCTTCATGGGTCTGCCGATGGATGATGAATTCATCACAAACGCAGAGAACAAAAAGAATTACGCTATTGCAGTGCAGGATTGGAACTACGGCCCTGAGATGCCCACCAATGCACCAGGGGCAAACAAGGAGTTCTACGCAGGACTTGCAGAGGCCATGCAGTGCGATGAGAAAGACGCACGGCGCAAGCATTGCTCGAACTGCGGCTACTACGACAACAGCCTGATGGCGCAAGTCCGTATTGAGCGCATCCCGATGGCGGCTTACGACAAAGGCGCAGGCTTTCGTGGCCACTGCGAAAAACTAAACTTCATCTGCAACGACATGCGGGTTTGTCAAGCATGGGAAGATGAAGAAGAAGACGATTAAGCAAAACTGTGCGAAAATCGAGCCGCTGAGTCTATCGGGCCACCAGCAGCTCACCCTAAACCGGAGTTGTGCATGTTGGCAGTCACCGAAGGAATCACAAAAGGCCACTTGCTTGAGGTCTATTCTGATCCGTACATCACCAAGGTGGGTCACGACCATCGGGCGGCAGCGTACATTCAGCATCCATTGGTTACATACTTGTCCGCATGGTCTGGCGGCACTTTTGCTGGCGCTTTCATGGCTGTGAGATTCTCCCCTGTTGAGATCGAGTTGCACGCTTTGCTTAAGCGATCAGCCCTCAAATACTCCCGTGACCTTGGTAATGCCTGTTTGCAGTGGGCGTTTGCCCAACCCATTCAGCGAGTCACCGCTTACATCATTGAGGGCTTGGAGTCTGCCAAGAATTACTGCATCAAGCTCGGCTTCAAAGAAGAAGGCCGCAGACGCGCAGCATGTGTGCAGGGTGGTATTGCCAAAGACATTTATGTGCTGGGCATGACCCGGCTGGATTGGAGTTCAAAATGAGTTTTGTTGGCGATTTTATTGGAGACGTTTTTGGTGGCATCACTGGCGCAAAACAAGCTGGTCAAGCAGCCGAAGCAGCAGCCAGCACGCAAGCTGCTGCGGCACAATCTGGTATTGAAGAACAGCGTAGACAGTTCGATAAGTACATTGAACTTATGTCCCCGTATGTTCAGGCTGGAATTCCTGCACTTGAGGCTCAACAAGCATTTTTAGGGCTGCAAGGCCCAGAGGCAGAGCAAGCAGCTATAGACCGCATTACTGGTAGCTCTACATTCCAGGAGCTTTCAAAGCAGGGCGAAGAGGCTATTCTGTCAAGGGCATCGGCCACAGGTGGTTTGCGTGGTGGCAATGTTCAAGCTGCGCTTGCTCAGTTCCGTCCGCAGTTACTTAACCAGTTGATTGAACAGCAATATGGTCGACTTGGTGGGTTTACTGAACTAGGCCAGAGAACAGCAGCAGGTCAAGGTGCGCAAGGAGCCACATTGGGTGCAAACGTGTCCAACCTTTTAGGTCAGCAAGGGGCTGCTACAGCAGGTGGTCAACTTGCCCGTGGTGCAGTGCCAGGTCAAACTTTTGGCCAACTTCTTCAACTTGGTGGTGCAGTTGCTGGGGCGATGGGCGGCTTTGGTGGTGGTGGCAGCACAAGCATTGCTTCACCAGCAGCAGGACCAAATCTAAGCTACATGGGCGGCGGTCAAGGTCTTAGACCTCGAGCATTCTAAGGAAAAGACATGGTGCAACCAATCAACTACATGGCGCAGATACCGCAGCCCGATCTTGGCCGCAGCTTGCTAAGTGGCTTGCAACTTGGCTCAGGTATTCGTGATATTCAACAGCAGCGTGTTGCCGCAGAGCAAGCACAAGCGGCCAAGCAGCAATTGGCATCAGACGTCGAAGCAGCTCGAGCAGACGGATCTCAGCAAGCATGGCTGGGCATGATTGCCAAGTATCCGCAATTTCGTGAAGCCTTTGCAGAAGTGCGTAAGGGGGTTGGAGAAGAGCAAGTTAAAAACGAATTCTTTAGCGGCTTCAAAATCTCTAATGCGTTAGAGACCAATCAACCTTTGGTGGCCATTGAAGAGCTAACAAATAAAATTGCAGCTTTAAAGAACTCAGGTAAACCAGCAGGCTTGTACGAGCAGGCATTGGCTCGCATTGAAGAGGGCGACACCAAGCGTGCTCAATCAGGTATCAATGAGATTTTGTCGGTGCTTGACCCAGATCGTTTTGAAAAAACGGTGAAGGCGAAGACGACAGCAGCCCAAGCCCCGGCAGAATTGCGGCAAAAACTTGCAGTTGCAGACAAAGCTGAATCCGATGCAAAAATAGCATTGGCCACAGCCAGCAATGCAACTGAAGTGGCAGAAGCTGAACGCTTGCTGAAAGAAGCTCAGGCCAACGCTGCAACAGTCCAATCAAGATATAAAGAGCGTGAAATTCTGGCTGATCTTGAGAATAAGGCCGCCACCCTAGGTCTAACCAAAGCACAAACGGGCTCTGCACTAGCACAAACTAGAAAGCTCGGCGCTGAGACACAGGAAGCAGTGTTGCGGCTGAAAGCACTCCAAAATGGCACTGGCGACCCTAAAGAGAAGTTCACCCAAGAAGAAAAAATCCGCAAGGAATGGCAGGGCAGAAGCAAGGTGTACGGCGAACTGCAAAACACATTCAACACACTTCAGGCCTCTGCCGGATCCGCAAACGGCCCTGGTGACATTGCCCTGATTACTGGTTTCATGAAGATGCTTGACCCAGGGTCAGTGGTGCGAGAAACAGAATTTGCCACCGCACGCGACACGGCTGGCCTGTTCACGCAACTTGAAAACAGATTGCAAAAAGCAAAAAATGGCCAACTTTTGAGCCCAGCGCAGCGCAAAGAATACGTAGCCTTGTCTCAAAAATATTTAGACTCAGCACAGAAAAAAGCAGCAGAGGAAAGAAAAGATTTGGGAATTGTGGTCAAAAACTACAAGCTCAATCCAGAAAACGTATTTGGCGCTGAACAAGCGCCACCACCACCATTGCCAACCAGTGCAACAGTCGGCGGGAAAACTTACCAAAGACCGGCTAGCTTTACCGATGCCCAATGGGGCGACTATCTCAAAGCCAACGGGGTGATCCAATGAGTCCCGAAGAATGGCTGAAGCAACAACCCGCACAGACGTTCAATGTCCAAACTGGTGAAGGCAGAAACGTTGAAGTTGATGTTAGGTTTCCTACAGAGGAAGAATTAGCTGCGCCAGCACCAGAAGTTCAACCAGCAACACCTGGCGTGACTCCCATGTCACCAGAGCAGTGGCTGGCCTCTCAGCAGCCAGCACCATCAACAACGGCCACAGGCCTTGCAGGTGCGGCCACTAGAGGCTTGGCACTTCCAGCCGCAGGCGCTGCCCTTGGCGCAGCCATGGGCGCTCCATTCGCAGGCGTGGGCGCTATTCCTGGAGCTGTCGCAGGTGCTGGTGCTGCCACCCTTGCAGGACTGGTCGCAGACCCTATCGTAGGCTCAATCAACAGCATGTTTGGGACAAAGTACACATTGCCCACTGACGCGCTGCAAGACCTTTTGACCCGTGTCGGCGTGGCCGAACCCAGAACAGCAGCCGAGCGCATCGTCCAGACCACAGCAGCAGGCGCTGGAATGGCGGGTGGAAGTGTAGCCCTTGGCCAGACATTGCAAGCGGCTGCTGGACCCGTTACTCAAGGCGTAGGACGTCTTATGGCAACTGCCCCAGCCCTTCAAGTTACCAGCGGCGCATCAGGAGGCGCAGCAGGTCAGATCGCTAAAGAATCGGGCGCGGGCCCTCTTGGTCAGATTGCGGCAACCCTTGGCGGAGCAATGCTGCCTGCTGTACCTCAAATGGTTCGTGCAGCAACACAGGCCACCGCCAGAGCTATCGCACCCAAAGGCGCTGGCATCACGCAGCAAGAGACTTCAGCCTCTGGCATCCCATTGCCTCGCGTGGAGCCAACATTTCAGGAGTCGGTTCAAAGCATCAAGGCCACCGTGGGCGAAAAGATCGCACCAGAGAATCAGCGCATCATCAAAAGCCAATTGGCCCAAACTCCTGATTCCGTTGACCTGGTTAACGTCCGTCTTTCAGGCACTCAGGTTGTGCCCGACAATGAGGCTGCGTCGGCCATCAAGCAAGGCTGGAAAGACGGAACAATTGCAAGCATCAAGGCGGCCACGGACAAAGATCGCAGCGCCATGACCAAGATGCTCAATGTCTTCAAGATGGGCGAGAAGAGCGACAAATTCAGGGCCATGAACAGGCCTGCCGACATTCTTGGCGACACAGTACAGACTCGCGTGGACTTCTTGGCTAATGCCAACCAGCAGGCAGGCAAAGCCATCGACCGCATCGCTAACACCAGGCTGCGCAGTCAGTCCGTGGAATACGATTCGGCAATCAATACATTCTTGGATGAACTGGGGGTGCTCGGCGTCAAAGTCGAGCTGGATCAAAACGGCGTGGCCAAGGCAATCTTGCAAGGCTCAGACATCCAGGGCGATAAAGCAGCGCAACGCATCCTGAACACCGTTTTGGAGCGCCTAAGCACAGCCAAAGCCCCGGACGCCTACGGGGTACACACAGCAAAGCGCTTCATCGACACCCAAGTCAATTACGGCAAGAAAAACTTGGCCAATCCTTTGACTGCACAGGCCGAACGCGCATTGAAGAATCTGCGCCGCAACCTGAACCAATCACTCGGCGAGAAGTTCCCGGTTTACAAAGCCGCCAATGAAAAGTATGCCGACACCATCACGGCGCTCGACGACTTGCAAAAGGCAGCAGGAACACAGATTGACTTCGAT